GAATCTTGGAATGGTGACGCATTAACAGTAGATGAAATAGAAGAGGTATAATAATGACAACAAAAAAATTAAGAAAAAAAGAAAAAAATAATTTTAAAAATGTTTGGACTTGGGAAACTTGTGTATTCACACTAAGCCACCCATCAGGAAAAACAATTCAACTCAATAGCGGAGATATAAACGACTTCACGCTCGGACACATCCGTGAGGACTTGGAAAAATATATAAAAGAAACTTATAATGGTTCAATTGAATAACAATGCCTTTTTATCATCCATCATACTATAAAAAATTAAAAAAACTTTCGAGCGCAAGCGAAGCTCAAGCGACCGGCGAAAGTAGAGAAACCGGTGAAAGTAGAGAAAGTGGTAAAAGAAAGCTCAAGCGAGCGCAAGCGAACGCAGTACTACGCAGACCGACGCAAGACGACGCAAGCGAACGTACACAAGCGCAAGCGAACGTTGACTAATAATCTTTAATATATCCTGGTGGTAATATTAATCTTTCTTCACGATTAGGTTTTAAAACAATTCTAATTGATTCAGCCCCAGGCGTAGACATAGCGTGTTCTTGTACTTCTATACGTTTGATCTCTTCTAAATAACCATTAATGTATATAAATATTTTAGCATTAGATATAGCATTTCCTTTACGACCATTAGTAAACTTTTCTAAATATTCTTGAAGATGTTTTACGTACATTAAAGAGTGCCTTTATTTCTATATTCCTCTACCACAAAATTTAATTTCTTTTGTAAATCAACTATATCATTAGTTAACTTTTGATTAATTCTTTTAAGATTTTCATTTTCAATTTCTAAACTATTAATCTTAAATTCTAAATCATTTGGGCCTTTATCGTAAAGGCTTTTTGTTGGTTTCATATTGACATTATAGGATTGTTACCTTAAAATGTCAAATATGGGAGTGCCTAAAAGATTAACAGAAATGCAAAAAAGATTTGCTGAATACATTGTATTTGGTGGAGAAGAAGGCCCTTTGTCTCAAACAGAGGCGGCTATCAAAGCTGGCTATAGTGAAAAAAGAGCAAGACAAGAAGGATCAGAATTATTAAATCCTAGATTATCTCCTTTGGTAGTACAATACGTTGATAAATTAAAACAAGAAAGACTTAGAAAATTTGAAGTCACTTTTGAAGGACACTTGGCAGAATTAGCAAGAATAAAAGAAGCCGCACTTAAAAAAGGATCATTCTCGTCTGCAGTAAATGCGGAAACAAATAGAGGTAAAGCGGCAGGACTATACGTTGAGAGAAAAATTATTAAGACAGGTAAGTTAGATGATATGTCTGTAGAAGAATTAGAAGCTAGAATTAAAAAAATAGAAGAAGATTACTCACAAATTATAAACGTCACCCCCGATCCTAAACAGATCGAGGGTGATAAGTAAATTTATTCTTCGTCAGAATCCTCAACTTCATCGTCCACATCTTCGTCTTCAATGTCTTCTTGTATTTCAAGAACATCCATAATGTTAGCAATTTTGTTTTCTAGTTCTTCAACCTTTTCTTCTAATTGCTCGATCTTGTTTTTGTTTTCTTCGTCGTTATTTTTTCCAAACATATTCCCTCCTTGTTGGAGCGGGAACATATGGTTCGTTACAAAAATAATCAATCATTTTGTTTCCCATACTATATATTAACTTTTTCTAATTTCAATATACAACCAATAGGAAATATATTTCTGTCGCTAAATACCTCATCTTTGTCATCGTAACTAGCAAAGGTTCTTAAAAACTTTCTATCCTTAGAATAAACATAGGCCATTGTAGTCATTGTACTAGCTTCAAACTTATCAAATTCTTCTGCGGTAGCGTGACCGGCATCCCCTGTAATATCAACCCAATGAATTTTATAAAAGTAATATTTATTTTTATTGATTACTACGTGTTTATATTTTGATTTTTTAGCCCGTTTCATATTATCTGTATACACGGTTTAAGATTATATTTATATCATTGATAATGTCTCATTTGCCTTAATTCTGCCACATTTGACCTATGCCGACACCTAATAAGAAAAATTTTTACAATGCGCTATTTTAAAAAAAATATAAAATGGTATCGGCAATGCCAAAATACCCCTTAAAATGACCCAGAACCATTGATATTATTGACTTTTTTCGCCGACACTTTAGGTATCGGCCTGGTATCGGGCCGATATCGGCATTTTTAATTTGTACAATTATAAGTTGTATTTTAAGCTAAAAAACCCATAATGGACGGAAATTTACCGATAGCCGATACCTCGCCGATACCTCGCCGACACTTTGGGTATCGGCATTTTGTGACATAATCTTGCCACAATCTTGCCACAATTCTGCCTTAATTAGGTAATCTTGCCTTTGATAAAATCCTCAACCGTAACCTGATCCGTGTTCCGTGAGCCTTGTTCCTTCTCGCTTTCATATTCATTATTGATCAACTCATAGTAATCATTAATTCGTTTTAAAGCTTTATGTTTCCATTGTCTTAACTCAGCATCCTTTATGCAAAACTCTTGGTAATACAAGTCTGGCGTGCAAATCATAATAACACCTTGACGAATATTGGATCCGTGAACATAATCGTGTGCCATAGCATACATTGCAATCTGTAGTTTATAATCTTCAACCCATTCTTCTCTTTTAGGTCTATTAGATTGTTTAAAGTCTATAATCGTATCCATATCATTATGCACACCTACAAGATCCGTAGACCCCGCATATAGACCAGGATAATACAACGTGACCTCTGACCCATAATAACCAGAGATCGGCAAAAATCCGGTATCTATGACCTTCCTAGCCATACGTTTTGCCTCTTGCCCAAGATCAGTTAAATCCTCATAACCTCTACCAATGATATAATTTTCTAAATGTTTATGCATAGAAGTACCACGTTTAGAGGACATGTTCTTGATTCGTTCAGCTTCTGTTGCTCCTTTGTTCGCAATCCACCTCTTTAAAAATTCTTTATCCTTAGTTTTATCTAAGATGGTTGTGACCGATGGTAATCTTATGCCGTTAACGTCATAGGTTCGTGGGCCTTGGTCATTGATCTGACGAAACGTGCTGTAATTATATTTGTCTATTTTCTTTAACATATCTATTAAACTCCTCTACTAGTTGATACCATTGTTGTTTATATTTTTCCTCTCTAGTTTCATTCCACTTAACATACGCTTCTTGTATCTTTAATAATAAATTCATTTCTTTGAAAAAAAATGAGAGATCTCATCTAGTATAAATATTAAAAAGATAATGGTTAAAACGCAAATCATCATAATAAATATCAAAAAACTATAAACGATACTTATCGTATATCTCAATATATCTTTTACAATTTTCATAAAATTCTTCATAGCTATCTCTCCCCTTCATTAAATTAAATCTTTCACTAACTAAAGTAAAGTTGTCAACGTGATTATTTCTTCGATCACCATCCGCATGATCACAGTGTACATCGCTAAACTCAGCGTTAACTATTTTATCTGTTAACTTACATCGAACCATTGGATACATAACCGCTATGCCTTTTTCATAGTCAGGTAATCCCGTCCATTGATTAACGGCTTGTTTGTATTTATCATTCCGTGTAATGCCGGGCCATACCTTATTTAAAAAATCCCAAATCTTAGCATTTTGATATTTTAATTCTTTTTTGTTCATAGTATATCTTCCTTTCACCCTTGATTTAAAACCGTAAACAAAGTTTCTAGCTTTCTTTCTAATGGAACCTATTTGCACTATTGGATTATTTACGTAATCACCCCTTAGTTTCTTTCCCTTACCACTCGAATTAAAGTTTTCAACTTTCTTAAACATACCTTGCATGTTTTTTATTCTACGAGCTTTTGTTTTTTCTTTTTGACCTTTGCCTAAATGATAAGAAACGCTTCCCTTACTAACGTTTAAACGTTTAGCAATGTAGCTATAAGTAAAGCCACGTCTACCTAAAGACAAAATTTTTTCTTTTTTATAACTATTCTTAGAGAGTTCAGTTCTCATTTAACTGTTATAATTTTCCAAGAATTCTTAGCCGTACGCCAATCTTTCTTTTTAGCATCCCAGTATCTTTTACACAAATTACCTGTTCCATTAGCAATAAATTCATATTGTTTTTCAAAGTGTGGATCATAGGGTCGTTTTATTTTTTTACTGTCTGACTCTGAATAATAACTGATGTAGTATTTAGTTTTTTTCATGATTATATTTCCTTTCTATTTTTAATACTTCATTCTTTAACATCTCAAATGTTGTAAATTTACATAAAGAAATATCTCTAATGATGAATTTAATATCATCAATTAAATCTAAATTTCTTACTTGAGAACCAAAACAATATTGCTTTAATTGTTCTAAGGTCATACCTCTTTTTATTTTATTAGCGATGTCAAGATAACATTTATTTTGAGCCCTTAATCTTAATCGTTTTAACTTTAATTCATATACTTTTACTTTTTTTAATTTATTCATAGAGTGAATCTCTATTGTTTTTTCTCTATGTTTTATTTTTATTTCCCTTTGGATATTCATTATTCCTTTTTCATTTGTCATTTTTATATCCTGTTCCTTTTTTTCTATCACCCCATCGTTTACCCCAAGCATAGACATTCATTTTACTTCCAATGGATTCCATCCAAGCTAAAGGTAAATCTTTTATTTTCTTAATGAGACGTTTGATCTTTTTTTTCATCTGTTTCTATTTCTCCTTCAGATTCACAAACTGAACATTGAATGGTTACTTTATTTTTTTCACTTTGATCTTCCCATATTCTTCGATAACCATTTCCATTACAGTATTTACATATTACTTTCATGATATTTCTCCTAAAATAGGAATAACATTTGTTTTATAAACTTCACTAGTCCTCATAATCTTAAAGGAGCTAATGTATTTTAATATTTCTTCCTCTCTTTTTAATGCTCTACTTAGTATTTTTTTTCTTACATACTCTGAGTTTTTACCAGCAAAAGCACACACTTTTTTAAAGTGTACAGAATTATCTTTAAACCAATGAATAGCTTTTAAAGCTTCATCATACTCATTTGAATTTAATGCATCCTCTGCTGCTTTAACTAATACTGATACCCACAAATGTTGTTCTGGTGACAATCTGTCACCAAACAATTGTATAACATTACTATTTATTATTGGTTCTCTGTATTTTCCCATTATATTTCTTAGCCTCTTTATTTACTATTGTCTCTACTGTCTTACTTATTGAAAGTTCCGTATCCGGTAACAAAAGTTTGGACAAAGCTTTCAATGTGCTGTATGTTGAATGTTTCAACGATACGTTTTTATATTTAGTTGTATCCGTCATATTTCTTCCTTTGTTACTAGAAGTATAAATATAAAACGTAGGATAGTCAAGGAGTAAAATGAAATTTTTATTAGTTCTACAAATATGTTCTGTCATAGCGCAACAATGTACACAACCTGT